TAAACCAAGAGTTGTTTAAGGCGCTGTTATGGCCGGCCATTTTGTGCGTGTCGTCAAATTGCGTGTACAGGCTTTTCATCACCGGCGTCCATTCGATCATGTTCAGGGTAGACAAGTCTGAGTAGGCTTGCGCCGCGCGCTCTTGCGATATCTTTCCAAGCATAATCGACATGATGTAAGACGCCCTGAACGGAGCTGCCTTAAAGCGCTTGTGCTTTGGCTTTATGATTTCGTGAATGTACTTTGAGTGCTCGAACAATTCCAAATCGACTAGCGGCCTGAGATCCGACTGCGTTACCTTGCGCGCTTGCGGAACGCATGATCTCAAGAGGTACTGCACCGGAGATATCACAGTTGCCGGTAAGTCAAGTAGATCGGCGGTTGACCGGTTTGCGCCTTGGTCGAGGACAAGGTACACGTCCTCGTTTTCTACCAGTGACACCGTGACGGGGATTGTTTCGCCGCTCTGAATGCAGGCGAGCAGGCGATGCTGGCCGTCTAAAAGCCTGCCGCTTTTTGCGAACACGATAGGCTCTGGACTAAGCACCCAGCGACGCAGTGACATTTCGCGCGTTAGGTGTTTTAAGTGCGCACTTCTGACTGGGCGGTTTGACGTGTTTCTTTCTAGCCATGCACGCGCCTTTTCCGGCGTTAAAACCGTTTCCATAGTTTCGATGGCGCCTGTGTGCGAGGCGGTTTGACGTAGTTCAGTTTGAATGCTCATGGGTTCTCTTCCTCCGTTTTGAGCGTTTGTGGCCGTAGCTTTGGCCGTATTGATCCAGACAACTTGCCGGTGTTCTCGCAGTAGAGATCCGCCGGCAACGTGTCTGACAGCGCCTCCGCGGCCACAAGAGCGTCTGAGCACGCCTTGAAGCTGTCGAGGTACATGCGTGCTTGCAGGGTGTGACCCTGCAAAGCGTATTCGATGATGAGCGCGTAGAAGAATGTCATGGCTTAGCCAATGTACTCAAAGCATTCTTGGCCGTTGCATTCCATCAGGAAGCTCACGCGCGCTTGCTCGTCGTTGACGAAGCGATCTCGCAAGATGCGATAAATCTGCTTGAAGCCTTCGCCGTGCGGCTGGCGCATGTGCGCCCAGCGAGACTTGTCTGAATACCACAGCGTGTACTGCACATAGTGCGACAACTCATGCGTGACTTGGATCAGGTTACCGTGATCGACGTCGCCGACTTTAACGAACATCCCGCCGCAGCGTGGGTCGTTGTCAAATGACTTGTATTCCGTCCACCAGACGTAACCGTCTTTAGTTTGAGCTTTTGTCGTGCGGAATTTAACGACGCCGGTTTCGACGTTTTTGATCTGCCAGTATGACAAGTTGATTAGGATGCGGTTGCGCCCCGCTTTGCTGCAGTTTGAGCTGTCGCGGTTAGGCTTTTTGACTTCAAGCACTTTTAGCGCTTTAGCCTTTTCAGACTTGGTCAGTCTGTACGGCGTGCGGTCTAAGCCGTCTAAGACGTTAGAGATCATGATTTCGATGAAACGGGTTTCGCGTTTTAAGTTTGTCATGTTTTTGCGCCTCCCAGCGCTGGGTTGGTATGGTTGTTGCATCCTTCACTGTTAACATTAAGTTAACTAGATTTTATTTACAAGCCTTTAATTGCGAAAAAAGCATAAAAGTGTTAAAAAAATATCAGCGGCTACATCCTTCCACGCCGCAAGAGCTGCCGGCTCCCCCGCGCGACCTCCCACGCGCGGGGTTCCGTAGTAGCAAAAATGCTGTATTATGTGGGAAAGGTATTCAGGAGTGTATAATGCCGAAAAAGGGTCTTTATGCGAATATTCACGCTAAGCGTAAGCGCATTGCGGCGGGAAGCGGCGAAAAGATGCGCAAGGCTGGAAGTAAAGGCGCGCCGAGCGCAAAGGCGTTTAAAGCTGCCGCGAAGACTGCGAAGAAACCGAAGAAGAAGGATAAGAAGTAATGTCTGAGCCATTTACCCCATGTGAAGAATGTCCTACGACGGAAGGCTGTCAGGAGCGGGGCGATTGCCACAGAGTGGCCGTTCCAAAAGAGCGGAAATCAAGAGAAGCGAGATAAAAACCATGTGATGTTTACTGCATTTGTTCTCCTGTGTGCGCAAGACATATGTTTTGCAGTTGGCGGTCCATCCTTCAGCACAGAGAATGAGTGCATAGCGGATTTTATGCAGAATGGCGTCATAGCGCTGCAGCTCAAATATCCGACGCACACGATACAGCAAGTGAAATGCTATGAGTGGGAAAAGAGAATTGGCGCGTAGCAAGGTGAAATGGTGATATGAATTTATTAGATGATATTATAAAATTTGCACTACGTCAGCGTTACCCTGAAGTGACGCCGCCGGTTACTAAGTTTGACAAAAAGAAGGGCAAAGAATACCTAGCAAAAAGTGAAAGCCCTGAAGCTAAAGCTGTAAAAAAGGTTCGGGATGATGCCCAGCGGCGGATAACTGCCGGAGATTATGACCCATATTTCAATATCTCTGATCGGTTCACGGTTGATCGCTATAAATATCCGGTGGCTTCGCAGTCAAATCAGACCCTTTCTGTTTTGCCGGCAAAACAGGAAACAGTTGATAAGTACAGAAAGTTTTACAACAACCCTCAATCAAAAAGAAATCTTCTTGATGCATACGAAAAAGGCATTGATAGGCCAAATACGTCAGATTGGTATTACATGGGCCAACTTGAGCAAGAATTTATTAATGAATACGGTGATAAATTAGGGCGCCAAAAATTTCAAGAAATGTTTGCAGACCCAATGGCTGCGTGGACCGGTGGCGCAGATCCTCAAGCAAATCTCTTAATGGCTGGGTATGACAACTTTAGAAAAGCGCAGGGAGTTGGGTTGCCTGAAAATACATTTGACTACCCTTATCCAATCGGCGGTCGTTTTTTAGGTAATAACGCAAAAGCAGCTTCTAAAATTGAGGCTGAGGGCGGCATAAACCCAAAGACAAACCCGAAGCGGTTTAATTTCTCTACAAACTTTCAGGGCGCCGAAGATCGTGCGACTATGGACGAGCAGATGATGACGATTGGGTATAAGCAGCAAGTTCCCACGCCAAACACATATGGCGCTGTTGAGGAAGTCGCTGTGGAGCTTGCTGACAAAAAAGGCGTCACGCCTATGAAGTTTCAGGAAGTCGTCTGGCATGGTGGAACTGGGAAAGAGGGCAAGCCTATGATCCAGTTTGTGAATGAAGCAATTGAACGCACCAGCGCAGTGACCGGCCTGCCGCCAAAAGATGTTGTGCGGATGATGGTTCGCGGAAGCATTCCAATCTTTGGCGCTGGCGCCGCAGCCCCAATGACAAACGATATCCTCAACTACTTTTCAACGCTAGAAGGTAACGGCTCCTGATGGCAAACCCTTTAAAATACGCGCGCGGGTTACTTGACTTGCTGCACTTCTCCGATGAAGTGCGGCCAGTAGTCGATCCTAAAAAGCATCTGACGAACCCGAATATTCGCGGCGCCGAGGCATCGCTTGCGCGTTCTAAGGTAAGAACAACGCCATTCCGTCAGGAGCCAAAAGAGTTTTACGATCCTTATCCACCACAAAGTTATTGGGCGTCTGAGGGTTACAAAAAGGAGCGCGGTCTAGGTGACGCGATCCATACGACGCGTCAGCCAGTTGAGGGCTTCTACGATATTAGTCAGGATGCAGATCGCTTTTTGCCAGTAGCGATTGAAAAAGTTGATGACATTTTATCTACTAATAAGATTAATATCCCTGACGGGGAGAGGTCTGACCTGATTATCTCTGAAGCTATGAATATGGCAAAAGTCGCAAAATATCTTGGTCTACAAAACCGCAAAGCACGGCCAAATGTTTACACCCAGTTCAACCCTGTCGTTCCGGAGTTTGTGAAGCCTCCGGAGGGACAGTTTATGAGTATTCTCGATTATTTGGAAGGATTAGAGAAATGAGTACACACGTTTATGAAACCGAAATGAATGATTTTGGAAAATCTCTTTTAGAGACTAACCCAAATTTTAAAATTGAAATTCTTGAAACCTTAGGCGACGAGAATGATCTCCTACCAATGTATAAAGTTCGAGTGACTGAAGAGAGGCCAGATGAGCGATCAAGTTGAAGACATCCGTAAAAAGTTTTCCTTAGCATTTGATGATGTTGATCCTTACGCACGAAAGTTGGTTTACAAAACTGACGATCAGGGGCGCACATACCGAGATTTTGGAGATTATTTATATACAGAGGATCAGCTCCAAAATTTTATGGAATACATGAACGCTGAGCCTAATCTTCTTGATACGCGCCGCAGTGCGGTGCGAAATTTTATGGGAAAGGGACGCGATCCTATGGAAGCCATGGCGATGTCTAAGGCTATGGAGATGGTCCCAGTGGCAAATTTGCCATATGTCGCTGATGATGTTTATGGGAGAGCTAGGCAGATTAGGGACGCATATCAGGAGGAAAGAAAACTTGATATGCTAGGCCATATTGCAATGATGGGCTTGGATGTTGCGCCATCAATATACGGTGGCTTTAAAGGGCTACAGTTTGGGCGAAATGTTTTAAAAAATGACGCCGCTAAAATGGCGAAAACGCCTATGTCAATGCGCAAGCAGCCACCTTTAAGCGCAGGCATTCTTAACGACTATTTGACAGGTAAATAGGAGCCGTACATGGACTACGAAATCAACGAGCTTACGGCGCAACTTGAAGCCGAGTTAAATCCGGATGTAATGTCGGAAGAAGATCTGAAGGCGATTGTCGGAAAAGAGATCGACGACGCAATTGACTTCATCGACAATTGGGTAAGCCCAAGCAGGGCAACCGCTACGGAATATTATCGCGGCGAGCCATTTGGCAACGAAGAAGACGGGCGCAGCCAAGTTGTCAGCATGGACGTGCGGGATACCGTACAGGCGATCATGCCGTCGCTGATGCGTATATTTAATAGCACAGAGCATACCGTTGAATACGTCCCAAATGGGCCGGAAGACGTCGCCATAGCGAAGCAGGCGACAGATTACGCTAACTATATCATCAACCGCGACAACAACGGATTTTTACATATCCACGCGGCGTTCAAAGATGCGCTAATCCGTAAGGCAGGCATTTTGAAATGTTACTGGGATGACCAGACAAAATTTGAAACACATGATTTCACAGGATTAGACGATAATGGCTTAAACGCCTTGATGGCGGATCCAGATGTCGAGGTTGATATTGTTGCCTCCGAGCCAGTTGGTGAGCCTCAGATGGACCCTATGACAGGCATGATTATGCCTCCCCCTATGGTTCACGCGGCGCGCGCAACGTACACAATGCCAGATGGCCGAGTTAAGCTGGAGGCTGTGCCGCCGGAGGAGTTTCTAATATCACGCGAAGCAAAATCCCTTGAGGACGCGGATTACGTCGCCCACCGGCGCGTTATGACGGTGTCAGAGCTTGTTTCGATGGGGTACGACTTTGACGAGGTTTCCAGCCTTGGTTCTGCATATGACGACATGGAGACAAACGTCGAGCGTTACACCCGCAATAGAGCTTTGGCAAACGAGATGAACGAGCGCGACGACCCCGCGATGAAGAAGGTGCTCTACATCGAAAGCTACATAAAAGTAGACTACGACGGTGACGGCATTGCCGAGCTGCGTAAAGTTTGCACCGCCGGCGACGGCAAAAAGATACTGATGAACGAGCCGTGTGCAATGGTTCCATTCGCAGTGTTCTGCCCAGATCCTGAAGCGCATGATTTCTTTGGCATGTCTATCGCTGACACCGTTATGGATATCCAGCGCATCAAGTCATCAATCATGCGCAACACGCTTGATAGCTTGTCTATGTCTATCCACCCGCGTGTCGCGGTGACTGAGGGCATGGTCAACATTGAGGATGTTATGTCAACAGAGGTTGGCGCCATAATTCGACAGCGATCTGCCGGTCAGGTCCAGCCGCTTTCCATGCCATTCGTTGGCCAAGCGGCGTTTCCGGTACTCCAGTACATGGACGAGATCAAAGAGGCCCGCACAGGCATCTCAAAGGCGTCTGCAGGCTTAGATGCCAACGCCCTGCAATCATCCACCGCGTCGGCGGTTCAAGCCACTGTGAGCGCCGCTCAGCAACATATTGAGCTGATCGCGCGTATCTTTGCTGAAACCGGAATGAAGCAGCTTTATAAGATTGTGCTAAACCTGATTACAACTCACCAAGACCAGCCTCGCATGGTGCGGCTAAATAATGAGTTTATCCCAATCGACCCAAGGACGTGGAACACAAATTTTGACGTATCCACAAATGTCGCGCTTGGCCGAGGGACTGACACAGAGCGTATGATGATGCTACGCCAGATTGCGGAGATGCAGAAGGAGGCCATGTCAACAATGGGTCCAATCAATCCGCTTACGGATATGTCGAAGTTGGCTAATACATTGAAGGCGATGACAGATCTAGCGGGCTTCAAGGACACATCACAATTCTGGGGTGACCCGACCAAGTTCCAGCCTCCGCCACAGGATGACAAGCCGGATATTAATGAGCAGTTAATCGCTGTCCAGATCCAGCAAATCCAAGCTGATATCCAAAAGAAAGTTGCCGAGTTACAGCTTGAGCGCGAAAAGATGATGATGGAAGACGACCGGAAGCGCGACGAGCTTGAAGCTGAGCTGTACGTTAAAGCTGAAGAAATGAAAGCTAAGTATGGCACGCAGCTAAACGTCGAGAAAATCCGATCAGACATGTCTATTAACCGTGAGGTTATGAAGGCACAGGCAGACATAATTAAAGAGGCTGCGCGTGAAGAGTAGACAGCAAGTCATAGATGACGGCAGGGAGGCGAAGCGCCTCCTTGAAGATACAGATCTCCAAAAGTTTATGGATGAATTCGAGCGAGATTGTTGGGAGCAGTTTACTAAATCTGCCCCTGACGACCAAGGCGGGAGAGAGGGTTTATACATGAAACTGCAAGGCTTAGAGGCTTTCCGCCAAAAGCTGCGCGCAATGGAAGATAACGCGACTATTGAAAAAAATAAAAAGTAGCCGCATAATATGGAGTTAACGCATGTCAGAAACCAACAACCCTCTTGGGACTGATCTGAACACCGCACAAAATGCAATCAAGGCACTACTCACACCTGAAGAGGATACTGTGACAGACCCTGATGCGCTTGAGGCTGAAGCCGTAGAAGCGGAAGCCGAAATGCCAGAGCACGATGAAGAGTACTCTCAAGAGTACGATTCAGAGTACGATGGCGATCTTGAAGCTGAAGGCGACGCCGAAGAGCTTGACGACACATCCTTTGACTTACTGTCGGCCACGGTCGAGGTAGATGGAGAAGAGATTACCGTCGAAGAGTTAAAACGCGGAAATCTAAGGCAGCGAGATTATACACGCAAAACTCAAGAACTGGCCGAAGCTCGAAAGCAGATGGAGGCGCAATTTGAGGATATAGAGCGTGAACGGGCTCAATACGCACAAATGCTCCCTGCACTGCAGGCGCGTTTGGAGCAGCCGGTTGAACAGGAGCCAGATTGGGACACTCTGTATGATGCAGACCCAAGGATGGCAGCAAAGGCAGAACGTCAGTGGAAAAAGCGGCAAGAAGAGCGCGAAGCTCAATTGCAAGCTGTACAAGCTGAACGTCAGCGCTTAGCCGAGATGGAGCAGCAAAAGATGCATCAAATGCAGGCTCGCTACTTTGAGGAACAGCGTAATATTCTGCCGGATATCATTCCAGAGTGGCGCGATAATACCGTCGCCGCGAAAGAGGCCAAGGATCTTAGAGCTTTCCTTCTAAATGAAGGTTTTAGTGAAGAAGATGTAAACGGCCTAACGAATGCAACGCTTGTGAAGTTAGCGAGGAAAGCAATGTTGTACGATAAAGGTCAGACACGCGCAACGGAGGCTCGGAAAAAGCCGAAGACGCAGAAGACCAAGACACTCAAAGCTGGATCTCGTAACACGCAGCCTAAACCGAAGAGTTCGCAGCAACAGGCGCTACAGCGCGTACGTCAAACTGGCCGTGTGCAAGATGCCGCGGCTGCAATCAAATCTCTACTTTAGGAGGCCATTATGGCAATCGTATCAAACACCTTTACGTCTTTTGACGCAGTGGGTATCCGTGAGAGCTTGGCAGATATTATCTCAAATATTTCGCCTGAAGAAGTTCCACTTCAATCTAACATCGGTTCAGAAAATGTGTCTAACACATATTTTGAATGGCAGACTGACTCACTTTCGGCCACAGACACAACACCACGCATAGATGGTGATGATGTGACATCTTTTGATGCCACAACAGCAACAACTCGCGTTGGTAACTACACGCACATCCTACGCCGCACATTGATTGTTTCAGACAACATGGGCGCACAGGATTTGGCGGGCCGCAATGATGAGTTTAGCTATCAGTTGGCCAAGCGCGGCAAAGAACTCCGTAGGGATATAGAAGCTACCCTTACGGATAATAACGCGCAAAATGCCGGCAACTCAGCGCTGGCGCGTGAGACAGGTGGTCTAGGCGCGTGGATTGCGACAAACGACGTTTTCGCAACCGGCGGTACAACTGACGGTGCTTCACCAGCAGGCAACGGCACAAACGCTCGTACAGACGCGGCTGACACTGCCGACGCAACACACGACGGTAAGGTCGCGTTCACCGAAGCGATGCTAAAAGATGCAATGCAAAAAGCATTTACATCTGGCGGTCAGCCAAGCATCTTGATGGTAGGCCCGCACAACAAGACAGTTGTGTCAGGCTTCGCGGGTATCGCGGCACAGCGTTACCAAGCGCCATCAGATAGCCCAACCACTATTATTGGTGCGGCTGACGTATACCTGTCCGACTTCGGGACTTTGTCAGTCACGGCTAACAGATTTCAGCGTGAGCGTGATGCGTTCCTACTCGACCCAGAGTACGCATCTGTGTGCTACCTACGTCCGATCCAGAATGTCGCATTAGCGAAAACTGGCGACGCAGAGAAAAGTATGGTCTTGGCCGAATTCGGCTTAAAGGTGACTAACGAGGCGGCGCACGCTGGTGTGTTCGACCTACGCACATCATGAGTTTAGGCGGGGCGGCTTCGGTCGCCCCACTACTTTTGGAGGGATACATGAAACGTCTTTTCAGCCAAGATCCAGTGACCGGCATCACTAAATACTGGCATGTCACCGACAAGGGAGAGTATGTCGTTGAAACGCAGCAAGATGTTTCATCAATTGCGGCATCAAATAGGCGCCAGTACAACGACACCCCAGATAGATATGGTGACGTCAACAAGGTAGCTTCTATTCCGCTTTCAGTGTATTATGAGCTGAAGCGCAAGGGGATTGCAGACGATCCGAAAGCGTTTCGCAAGTGGTTGAATGACCGCGACAACCAAGTATTTAGGACAAGGGCGGGTACGCTGTGAGCATTACAACCTACGCAGAATTACAATCGGCCATATCTAACTGGCTAAACCGAAGCGATTTAGACGCGGTTATTCCGGACTTTATCGCGTTGACCGAAGCTGACATGGACCGCAAGGTGCGCCACTGGCGCATGGAAGAGCGAGCCACTGCAGACATCGACGCGCGCTACACGCAGCTTCCCAGCGGCTTTCTAGAGGCTGTACGCTTTCACCTAGACGTTGACGAGCGCTCAATTGACTTAGTCACGCCGGTCTACATGCAGAAGCAGCGCAACGGCAATAATGACGCCACTGGGCGCCCGAGGTATTACTCTATCATCGGTGGCCAAATAGAAGTCTGGCCAACCCCTGACGGGACGTACAGCGGGGAGTTGTACTACTACGCCAGAACTGCGCCATTAACTGACTCAAACACGTCAAACTGGATATTGCAGTATTTCCCTGACGCTTACCTATACGGCGCTCTCATGCACGCAGCGCCGTACCTTGTAGATGACCAGAGAACACAAGTTTGGGCGCCGTTGTATCAACAGGCTATTGCTGGTATAAATGCAAATAACGAAACTGCTAAATTTGGCGGATCCGGCTTGCGTATGCAAGTGAACACATTCTAGGAGATAAAGATGGCAACCATTGCAGATTATGTGTTAGATGCAGCGCTTGATAAACTTGATCAGGAAGCAAACCGCATTGATATCACATCACAAGAAGCCACAGATGCTACTGAAGCAAATACTACTTATTCGCTTGGTAACAGCACTTCAGTAAATTTTGGGCCTCCTACAGATGGCGACACATCTGGCCGTAAGGTCACATGTGCTGCTATTTCTGATGGATCAGTTACCGGATCTGGAACGGCGACACATTTTGCTATTACAGACACAACAGCAAGCCCTCCTCGACTTTTGGTTACGGGTACACTCACAACTCAGCAAAGCGTAGTTTCTGGCAACACATTTACAGTTGCCGCATTTGACGTAGAAATTCCAGACCCAGCGTAGGTTTAAATGGCTAAGTTATTTAGTAGAGTTAGAGTTGAAACCTCGACAACTGGAACCGGTGATGTCACGATTGGGGCGCCCGTTGCGGGTTTTACTAGCTTTGCTAATGCAGGCGTAGTAGATGGCGACACTGTATCATACGTCATTGAAGATGGCGCAGGCTACGAAATTGGTACTGGTGTCTACACAGCTTCAGGCACAACATTGACAAGAAATGTCATACAGAGCAGCAACAGTAACAGCGCTTTAAGTTTAACCGGAAACGCGGAACTATTTCTATCTTTAAATAGTAATGACGTTTACACTCAAGACCAAGCTATTGGCATTACGATCGCGTTAGGATGAAAAGATGGCAAAAAAGATAGTCTTCAATTACGAGTTCGACGCTGACGAACAAAAGATTACCCTACTTGATGACGTTTACCCAAAGCGCCGTTTGCTGATGATAACAAACGTGACCAGCGGGGAAATTATTTATCTTTTCAATGACGCCACCAAAAGTGGTACGTTCGCGTTCGATTACGATGACTACACTACAACCATCACGCTTGACTACGACACCACCGCAATGGATGATGCAGACGAGCTGCAAATTTTTGTGGAGTGGGATAACCAGACGGTAGACTTTGATGAAAGTTACGTTGACCCAGTTTCAAAAATTAGGGTGTCCCAGCCAGAGAACCTAATTGACACTGACTTTGAATATGGGCTTCAGTCAACTAAGTGGGAAACGCTTGAGCTTACTAAAAACATTCCGACGTTTTACAGCCGTAACGGAGATTTATCTTTTGAGATAGATGATATTACGGTGCAAAGCGGCAGTAACACTGTAACAGTTGTTACTGTTTCAGAGCATGGCCTTCAGCGTGGAACACCTATCCTAGTGCAAGGCACGGCGTCTTCATTGTGTGATGGCGGTTTTACAAGTTTATCTGTTATCAATGATACGACTTTTACTTATCAGGCTAAGTCAAATTTATCTTTTAGTGGAAGCATAAAAACAACCAATACCCAAGTATTCCAAGGTTCAATATACTCCGGTACTGAATTTAAAATCAGAAGTATTGCCGGTATTACTTCAGACGGAGTGGCAGAGGGTTCGACCTTAACGGTGACCACCGAGTATCCAACAGACTTTGTTGCTGGAACAAAATTTGCCTTAACAAATAGCTTCGCTTCAGCCGGCAGAACATTTAGCACGGCTAATGTTGATATAGAAAATGTATCAACTGACACTAAGACAGTAACCATAGGCTACACGTCAGAGGCTTCGAGTAATACCTCCCAAGCAATGACCACAATACAGCCATACAATTACTCCGCAAAAGATAATAGATCAATTTACATTGACCCAAACGATGTAACTGTGAACAACGGAGATATTTATTTTACAAATGGCCACGGCAGGCCATTCAATTCTGATACTGGCGTTACTGATAATATGCAAAGCGCACAATTTACATTCTACTATGACATTCCGTTTGGTGAAACGCCTATCTCCCCTCTACAAAGAGGTAGATTTTACATTGCTAGATATATTGACGCAAACCGCCTTAGAGTTTTCCCATATGTAAACAATACTGGGAACTCAAGTGATTCGTACCCTTATTACAGCGACATATTTGCATATTATGCACAATACAATTTTAATAAAATTAACATTACTAGCATTCCAGCTAGGTCTACCTATAAGCACGCATTCTTAGGTGGTTACTTTACAAACAGATCAGATCGCACCCAAGATCGTTTGCACATGTATTACAACAGATATATTGCCTACAACTTTAATTGGCCGTCCAGATCGCACATTAATACATTCACAACTAGTGATAATTCCTACGACTTCTCTGACAACGACGGAATACACTTAATTGCGGGTGACACCAGTAATAGTGCGTCTATAGATAATGGTTTATGGTCTAACGGAAGTAGCGCTGCTGAGTTTAGAAGCCTATCGGTGGGCAGCTCAAGCCTTACTTATGTTTACGGCGGTTCAAGTAACACATCCTACATTCCTAGCCGCTTTGGCACTTATAGGATGTCGTTAGCAACCGTTAATGCGATTGACCATGTTTCTATACCCCTACAGTTAAACAATAACAGGAATACTATATTTTTAAGTAACCACGGCTTTTTGTCAGGTGACACTGTAGTCTACACTCTTACCTCTGGAACCCAACCTTCTGGACTAGTTAGTGGTAGAACCTACATAGTTACTAGAATTAGTAGTGATAGATTTAAGTTAAATTACAATGGCTCTGAAGTTGATCTATCGACCCATGGTAGCATTGGGGCTGTTTTAAATTTTAGCGTAACATCTATAAACCCAAATGCTGACACTATAGAAATTGCAGAAAATACCTTTCAAGAGGGTGACGCGGTTCTCTACACTGACGGCGGCGGAACTGCTATTGGGGGCTTAGTTAGCGGCGATACATATTACGTTTACAGAAAATCTGGGGATAGATTTAGACTAGCCTCAGACCCAAACCTAGTTACAGGCGTTAGTGTTAGTATGGGTAGCACCAGATCTTGGAACACTACTTACTTCAGAACTGACAACACTATTAGACCTTATTTTTTTAACACACATGGGTTCACTACTGGCAATGCTATTTTGTATACACAAACATCTGGAAATCCTGTCGGCGATCTAAAATCTGGTAATATCTATTACGTCAGGGCGATCAGCTCTGTGTATTTTGCTCTATATTCATCTCGCTCAGACGCTTTAAGTGATACTTCTAGAATAAGAATTTCTATTCCTAGTGGGTTCCCGCTTTTTACGGAAAATTATGCAGTTGACTTTACGAGTAAGCCGTCGCCAGATGAAGATCACGTTTTGGGTAGTTCATTCGTAGGCGCGGCAGATGGTAACTATACTCTTGCTACTACGTCTGCAGACCAAATGTCTTTTACACTTTCTTCCAACTCAACAATCTTGGGCAGGCAGATTGAAACGACTGTGCAAAATTCGTTTATTGAAAACGAAGATGCGTTTTACTACAGGGATCATGGGTTCGCCACTGGCGCGGATGTAGTTTACACATCATCCCAACTGCATTTTAGCGGCCTGACAAGCGGCGCAACTTATTACGTCATACCATTAGACAGAAACCGCTTCCAACTTGCTACGTCGCAAGACAATGCATCACAGGGCATTGCTGTAAGCCTGTCGTCTAGTGGGAGTTCATCTAGCCCTATAACTGACGTTATATCGTTTCAGGGTAATAGTATTGTCGCAGCGGCGGCTGGCAACGGAACTATTGCGTTCAGTAATGGCGGAATAGTAGTCTCCGGCGACGGGACATTATTCAACTCTTTATTTAAATCTGGGGATACGATAAAAGTGTCGCCCGAGACTACAGAGTTTGGCTATGAGGAGAATTCAAATTCAATCATTACAACAGTAGCTGGTAGCTCAACTCCTACCAGTCATAACATGAACACTGGAGACAGTGTCGCTTTTAGGCTTGTATCCGGCGCGTTTCCAGACGGCGATTTGCTTGAGAACAGAGTGTATTATATTCGTGATCTTGGTAGTACGACTATTGCGCTTTACTACACAAGATCTGACGCCATAGCCGGTACAAACCAGATTATTTTAAGTGGCACTGGATATTACTCTAATGTAAGAATTATCCCTCTAGATAGAGGAGAAATTATAGAAAGAGTTGTTGATTATGTTAATAGCAACACGCAATTAGAGGTCACTGATCCTTTTGAAACTTCTGCGACATCAGGAACATATTTTATCAATAGCCAACTTCTACTTAGACCTGACGGATTTGCTTTACACCGCCCATATGACGGCGGCGTTGAGCTAATTCCGCCCACCAATCCAGACAGCCAAATGATACGGCAAACTCGTAAATACTTTCGGTATCAGTCTGGTAAAGGTATTCAGGTATCGTTTGCAGTAAACTTTAGCCCTACAACTCAAGTTGACGACATGTATTACGACGGGTCTGGGGATTTGTACTTAAAGACACGTTTCCCCCACAGGTTGAGCGCGGGACTTGAGATTGAAGTGTCAGAAGCAACAGGATCAAATGCTGACAACTTTAATGGCGTTAGGTCTGTTAGCTCTATTATTGATGACTACACGGCTGTCCTTGATACTGGCGTATCAGGTTCTGCGAATATTCAGATACAAGGTAACGCAGAATTTTATGTTAAAGGCTGGAACAATAGCTCATTAAAGTGTGGGCTATTTGACGACCAAAACGGTATATTCTTTAGTTATGACGGAGGGTCTTTATCTTGTAACGTAAGGTCTTCAATCCGCCAAATAGCCGGAACTTCACAACTTACATTTCGCAGTGGCGACGTTAACGGAACAGGGACAAAGTTTTTATCGCAACTTGTGAAAGGCCAATACGTCGTTATCAAGGGGCAGTCTTATCAAGTTACAAAAATATCAAGTGACACACTTTTCCATATTACGCCTAGCTACCGAGGCACAGACGCCCAAGGCGTAATTATTACAGTCACAGAAACTAACAGCACTCCGCAAGAACAGTGGAATTTGGATAAGGCTGACGGAACTGGGTACACAGGCTTCCAGCTTGATTTATCACGAATTCAAATGGCTTACATTGACTACTCTTGGTACGGCGCTGGTAAGGTGAGGTTTGGATTTAAGGACCAGCACGGTAAGGTGCAATATGTCCATGAGTTTGTGCATGGCAACTTTAAGACCGAGGCTTACATGCGCTCTGGAAACATTCCGGCGCGGTACGAAATCCAAAATAACGGCTTACCCTCTTATGTTCCAGCGCTTGCGCACTGGGGTACGTCTGTAATTATGGATGGCCGGTTTGACGACGACAAAGCATACGTCTTTAATGCGTCAGGTAATAACATCAGTACAACTGGCTCAAATAGTCTGACATTCACCGGTGAAATTGAAACACTTAAAAAGTATCGAGAGCCTGACAACGGTAACATATTTTTAAATTATGCTGTCCATGTTGAAGTGCCGGACGCGCAATTAAATGCAGCTTTTGCGAAGGTTGGCATAACAGGCGCGGGGCTGGCATCAGGTACGGTTTTGGCGCTACCGGAAAGCACATCTGCGACATACTATCAGCCATACCAGCCTAGTGTGAAAACCAGAATTTCTGGTGAGGGTTCATCAACAGATAGGACTAGAACCCTTATGTTGATAGATAGAGCCCCAACAGCCTTACCTACTCCTGATCCTCAAACAGGGTTAACAACAAGTACATATACTCTTGATCTAGATGTTGGGGAAGGCGGAGCTGACGCATCACAAGTGACAAGAAATATCCCGCTGATTAGTGTAAGGCTGGCTCCTTCTGTTGATACATCTACAGTTGGAAAACTTGGTGAGCGTGAAATTATTAACAGGATGCAACTTATTCTAAGTCAGGTGTCTATTCTTACGACGCATACCGCTGAGATTAAGTTGATACTTAATGGACTTTTATCAACAAACGCTTGGCAGCGTGTTACAAACCCGTCACTTTCTGAGTTAATTTACCATGGCGGCAACGACACAATTTCTGGGGGCGCTGCATTATTCTCCTTCCGAGCCTCTGGGGACACTGGGACAACCCGCTCGCAACAGCTAACCACTCAGGCGTTAGGCGACGTGGCGACATTGGGTAACTCAATTCTGGGCGGCGACCAGCCGTTCCCAGATGGTCCAGATGTTCTAACGGTTGTGGCGACCCTCACAGAAGACCCGTCAACAGTAAACTCATCAACGCCATTTAGCGTATCAGGTCGTATTTCATGGTCTGAGAGCCAAGCGTAAATTAAGGAGGCGTTAAGTTATGTTAGGCTTTAATCCCCTAGCCGCTACGCCTCTTTCCTCGGCTTCAGTCGGTGATATAAACTTTAGCACCGTAAATTTTCAAGCTGACGACATCACCAGCTCAGCGCCGGTTATTGATATTGTTTCTATTTTTGAGGAAGAAACAGTACCGATTTCCGATATCACGCTTGGCGCACCAACGATCGGCGCCGTCACCGCGCTTTATACAGACGTACTATCCGCCGACGAAATTACACTCGCCACGCCGGTGGTGGACACGGCGTCTGTGTTTGAAGACGAAACGGTAACAGTCGATGACGTCATAACCGGATCCCCAGTAGTTGACGGGGCAACTCCGGTTTACACCGATGTCCTGTTTGCAGACGATATCACATCCAGCGTTCCTGTGGTCGATGGCGCGACGCCGCAATATACAGACGTTTTGGCCGCTAACGAAATCACGCTAGGGGTTCCAACGGTAGATACGGCTCCTGTGTTTGAGCGTGAAACTTGCGACGTTGATGATGTGACGCTAGGCGCACCGTCTATTGAGACTGCGACGGTCGCTGTCATTTCCAACTTCTTCCCGCAGGGTGTAACCGCCGGCTCTCCAGATGTGGATACGTTATCGGTCTTTCAAGAGTATATATTGGCGGCAGAAGATATCACAGCCGGCGTGCCGACGTTTGCGGTGCGCTTTACTTGGGACTTCCAAGAGCTTGTTGCTGAGAGTTGGCGTGAGGCTTACCCAAATCCGTTCCCGCCTTATTATGACAACCTAGTTACTAAGTATGCTCTGGTGGAGGGTGTGCTAAGGTCTGTAGTTGGGTTTCAGCCAGAAGAAGATTTATTTGTAAACACAATAGTTGGCGGTCGCTCTTTAGGCTCTGTGCATAACGGTAGCATAGGTTATGTTAACGCAAATGATGCAAATCGTATAATTAGATACATATCTGGGGCCAGTATTAGCGAAGAAGCACTAGACTACATAGAAAACTATATGCTGCCTTATATGGCGGCTAACCCTGATCTATATTCTAAATATTACACGGGCGACGGCACTTCTACTAGATTGCCTAATTGGAGCGAACAGGGAGAAAGCACAGACACTTGGACTGAGCAAGCTCCGCTAAGCGCAAGTTGGACAGAGGCTTCTGAAAGTGTTAAAGTTTGGACAAATGCCGCATAGGAGACTTAGATGGCTATAACGATTACAAAACCTACAGTCGGGGCGTCCGAGGACACTTGGGGGACGCAGATAAACACGGCGCTAGATACAATTGTGTCTGAGGTAAACGAAAACGCTGATGGGACGAACCCTATAGTCTTAAAAGAAGGTGCATTTCAAATTGGAACGACCTCTGCCGCCACGACAGTTGCAACTACGGGCGACGAGCTAAACGTTTTAGACGGTGATACTGTCGCGTCCTCTGTCGATGTGGCGACCACAGACCAAATCATACTGAACGACGATGGCGTTATGAAGCAAGTGACGGTTGCCACTCTCAGCGCTGCAATACCTTCAGAAGTTATTGACGACGAAACGCCGCAACTTGGCGGCAACTTAGACCTTAATGAAAGTGATATCACTGGCACTGGTAATATTAATATCACTGGCGGCTTAACCGCGACAGCGGCGACAGGATTGACGCTAGGAAATTGGACAATTTACGTTTCGGGGACTGACTTAAAGTTTAAATATGGGTCAACTGACCGCTTTAAGCTATCAAGCTCTGGAGCGCTTACTGTAGAAAGTAATGTAACGGCATATGGGGGTGCTTAATGGCTTTAGCTACCACAAATTTAAGTATGCTTAACATTCAGAATGAGTTTGGTGGCTCAACTCCTATATCTTTGAGTGAATATTATAAAGGCGGCGGGCTTGTAAGCCCTGACGCAGTAGACCCGTATACTATTCCCACAGGGTCAGCCGGAACCACTATTTCTATAGGAGATTTTAGGGGAGCTGAGCAATATATTGCGCCAACAACTTACACCTACACTTTAACAAGTAGCACTCAGGGTGAGTGGGATATGAGGGCAGCGGCAATAGCAGACGGCTGGGATGGCAGCTTACAGCTATTTGTAATCATAGACAGCGGCGTCTACGTCTGGTCTGATAACACGTCAACTCCTGCTATGTTGATAGCTGGCTCCTTCCCCAACGGACTTACCGTGACAGTTAATGGGTTTATTATTGGGAAAGGTGGCGAGTCAGCAGTAAGAGCAGGCGTATATACTCAGTTAGGCCAAGCTGGTGGCCCTGCCATCGAATGTAACTCAAACTGCTCCATAAATATAGGAAGCTCAGGCTGGATCGGCGGCGGCGGTGGCAGTGGTGGAGGCTCCTATGGCGGCGGCGGTGCTGGTGGAGGTAATGGTAATATTGCATTTTCAGTTACCGCGGATGGCGGTGCAATTGGTCAAGAGGGCGACGATAACGCGGGTGTTACGGGTTCAGGAGGTGGCGCAGGGGGCGCTGGTGGGGGCCAGATCGCAGGGACCAGCGCAAATTATGTGACACAAAACCAATACAACTCTGGTAATTATATTACCCAAGGGGCTGCCGGTGGCAGAAAAATAGGAACAGGTGCAACTGGTGGTAACGCGGCTGCGTTTACTACTCACGGCGCAAACGGCGGCGATGGCGGTGCAAATGGCAGTGCTGGCGATGATTCAGGTCCAGACGGTAGCCAATCTGGAATGTGCTTTGTCCAAGACGGAGGCTTTGCCGTAAACGGTTCAGGCGGTGGCGGTGGCTGGGGCGCTGATGGTGGTGATGGGTATTATAGGCAAAACTTTGGTGTGGCTGGGGTAAGAAAGGCCGGTGGATCAGGCGGTGCAGCTAAGATAGGCACAGGTTCGGTTACATGGTCAGGTTCAACTTCACATATATTAGGAGCTACATGATGCAAGAAGAATACGGATACGGAGGTAATGTATACGCTACCCAAGCAGAGGTGGATCAGGCTGTTATTGACTTAAAAAATGAGCTTGATAACCAGCCCACTGTTTACTGTAGGATTAAGCGCGTTACTGGAAGCGAAGAGGATGGCTGGACAGTCCCCGAAGAGCTTCTGACTGATCAAGAGATATTGTCTGCCACTGACGGTTTTTATAGCGCGTCATCTAGATACGCTTCTGAAAATCACATGGGATTAACGGCATCAGAAATGCTATCAAAAGTGGCTGAGTATAAAATTTTGCATGGACAACACAAGTTGGCGAACACTGTGTTATATTATAGGAAAACAGCGCCAACCAACGAAGACATGTCAGGATATGTATAATGCCGCTCATACCTCTAAAAATCCCCGCCGGTTTTTATCGTACCGGCACAGACCTTGATGGGTCTGGTCGCTGGCGCGATGGTTCACTTGTCCGGTGGCGTGACGGGTCGCTTCGGCCTGTAAAGGGGTGGAGGCAAAATGAAAATATTGATGATATATCAGAAAACCCGCCGCGCGGGATGCACTCTTGGCAGACGCAAGACAACTCAAGATTTTTAGCCGCCGGCACTTATAATGAGTTGAAAGCCGCTTTAGCATCTGGCGCAGTCTACGACATTACGCCATCAAATCTCACAAGTGGATCTAAGGATGCGCAAGTCAACATTGGTTATGGCTACGCAGCATACGGGACAGGCATTTACGGTGACCCTCGCCCAGACACCGGAAACTTAGTCGAGGCGACCACTTGGTCTTTGGATAACTGGGGCGAAAATTTGGTAGGGACGTCACCTGCAGACGGTAGGATTTGGGAGTGGTCTTTAGATACGGTCACTGGTTCTGAGCTTGTCCAGAATGGTACGTTTGACGTAGCTCCGACTTCGCCTGATTGGGTTCTTGGCACTGGCTGGGTTTACAGAGGATCCCCTGACTTTAAAGTTCGTTGGGATAAAAGCGCAGCGTCTGCAGTGACAAGTCTTGAGACATATGTTTTTGGGTTATCATCAGGGACAAAATACGTTGTCACATTATCTCTCCAAGACGTTGATGATTCAGATGGTATTACGCCATCAGTCAAAATTAAAGTAACTGGTCTTGCCACATTAACTGAACTTATTGTGGATGATCTAAAGGTTGGCTTAAATACCGTCGTATTTGAAAGCGACGACAGTAGTGCGAAGCTAGAAATTTATCCAAACACTGCCACAGAAGAAGACTTTGACATCGACACCATAAGTGTCAAGGAGGCCGTCGAGGCGCAGCAAGTCGCAAACTCCCCAACGTCTGTAGGATCTATTCTTGTTACAGAGGAGCGGTTCATATTTGCGCTTGGATGCACAAGCCAAGACCCAGTGACGGGTTATTCTCCGCGCTTAGTTAGGTGGTGCGACAGGGAAGATAACACGTCTTGGACGGCGACGGCTCTAAACCAAGCCGGTGAAATTGAGTTGCAAACTTCAGGCAAGATTGAAACCGGAATTCGCACACGCGGCCAAACCTTAATTATTACTGACGTTGATGCGCATATCGCAAGATACGTTGGCCCACCATATGTATATGGTTTTGAGCGTGTAGGTACTTCATGTGGTATTATATCACGAAAGGCGGCGGCTGATGTTGACGCCGGTACATTCTGGATGGGCAAGGGCGCGTTTTACCGATTTGACGGGAACGTCGTTTCGCAAATACCGTGTGACGTCCATGATTATGTATTCAACGATTTGAATACAAGCCAACGCAGTAAAGTTTGGGCTTGGACAAACGGCCAGTTCAGCGAAATTTGGTGGTTCTACCCGTCATCTAGCAGTACAGATAACGAAATTGATAAGTATGTCGCGTATGACTACCGCGAGGGGCATTGGCTTATTGGGGAGTTATCTAGAACGTCAGGCACAGAACAGGGCGTGTTTGAGTATTCAATGTTGGCAGGCGCAGATGGCGCGGTGTACGACCACGAAGTTGGCCGCTCATACCTGAACGGCGCAGATCAGGCGATTGTATACGCGGAAACAAGCGCGATCAGTTTAGGCAATGGCGACCAGATCATGCAGGTCACAGACCTTATTCCTGACGAAAAGACGCAAGGCGATGTGAGTATAAGTTTTAAAAGCAGGTACTATCCCAACGCCGAAGAGTTTTCGCACGGACCGTATACGCCGTCAAACCCGACGTCTGTTAGATTTTCTGGTCGCCAAATACGCATGAAGGTTCAGGGTAGTGACCCGTATACGGATTGGAACGTAGGTACGATGCGAGTTAATGCAAAGGCAGGGGGTACTAGGTAATGCCAATCCCCGTCCTCCCGCCAATTGGCTCCGACCTACGCCAGTGGGGTAGGCTTATTACGCAATACCTTAGATCAAACCTATCAAAGTTAGGCTTCAAAACGGATGACGATAATCCGTCTGAAAATGGTGTCATACTTTGGGAAGAGACAAGCGGATACCCTGTTGTCTCAAAGAACGGTGAATTTGTACAAATTATACTTGAAGACGGCCACGCAAATTTTATCAGGTCGTCCACGTTGACATATCCTAGCGGCTCATCGCCAATAGCAATTCTCTTTGATGACCCACTAAGCAGTAAAGGCATCAGTAAAGACGCCACCAACCCGACGCGCATTGTGTTCGACCAAGCCGGCGAATACCTTGTCATGTTTTCTGCGCAAATCTCCAGCAGCTCGTCTAGCACTGTAAACTTTTACTTTTGGGCTGCGATCAATGGCGTTGACGTGGCAAGCACAACTATGAAAAACACGTTGCACCAGAATGGCGCGACATTAGTTGTGTCTAGATCTGCTAAGTTTGACGTTAACGCCGGTGACTACCTAGAGGCGATGACAGCGGTTGACAGTACAAGCGGTAGGCTAGAGGCGTTCACGCAGGCTTTCGCGCCAAATACGCCTGCGGCGACGCTTGCGATCACAAGGGTTCACGGCTAGGGGTGTTAATATGGAAGATAATGTTGTACATTTATATCCAAAGCCGCGAGTGTCTGTGCTCCCACTACTAAAAGAAGACTTTGACCGTTTTCTTGATATGGGCTTAGAGATGATAGCGCCTGCAGTTGAGCGGCAGTCCAACAATGTCACGCTGAAGGATATTGAGGACGATATAAGAGATGAGGGATCGGTTATGTGGCTGGTCCGATTAGAGGACACGCTAGTTGCGGCCATAACAACGGTCGTTGTAAAGCACCCTCAAAGAAACAACCTAAAGATTGAGTTTATGGGCGGCACTAAGATGAGTGAGTGGATGAACGAAGCGATCGACGTTTTGTCCGGTTTAGCCAAAAAAGCTGAATTAGGCGCCCTAGAGGCAGATGGCCGTATTGGGTTCGATAAATATGTAGATGCGTCACCGTTCCGCGAAATCTACAGGCACTATGTGATGGAGTTATCATAATGGGTTCAAAGACAACAGAAACGCGGAGTATGCCAAAGTTTCAGGAAGACTTCCTGAGAAACACGGTGATACCGTTTGCAGAGGACTTTCTGGCAACCCCATATGAGAGCTACGGCGGTGACCGCGTTGCGGGGCTTACCGACTTACAGAAGGCGGCGCTTGCAGGGTATGGTGAATTAGACGACGGAAGCGAATTATACGGAGCCGCTAGTGATATTTACGGTGACCTAGGTGAGTTTGAAGCTCCAGAATTAGCCGGCACTACCATAGGCGACGTCGGTAGTATCGCTGATGTGGATATGGCAAAGTACATGTCGCCGTACACACAGGAAGTTATTAATCGCGGGATGGACGACATCTACCGCGCGCAGCAAAAGGGCATGGGCCAGTTAGGTGCAGCCGCAAGTAAAGCCGGCGCCTTTGGTGGATCTCGCCATGGCGTAGCAGAAGGCGTAGCCGCCGGTGAATACGGCAGAGCTGCAGGCGATTTCGCCGCGACGCAACGCGAGAAAGCATTCGCGCAGGCAATGGGTCTGGCTACAGGTGATATAAACCGAGAGCAACAGCGTGCCTTAACGCAAGCCGGATTAGACCAGAGAACAGGGTTGGCTAACCAAGCTGCGGCTTTAAGCTCTGCGCGATTGCGCGGCGCAGGGGCGGCGGGGTTAAGTGGACTAGCTGATAGCGGTTTACGAAATCAACTTGCGGCCTTAAACGCGCAAATGACAGCCGGTGAAGCGGAAAGAACGCTAAGCCAATCAGGGCTTGATGCCGGTTACCAAGACTACCTCGCCCGTATGAAGTATCCATTAACGCAGTTTGGCGTTCTAACTGGAACCGCTGGATCTATCCCGACAGGATACGGAACGACAACCACAGCCACAGGCGGTATGGGGCCAACGCTAAGTGCGTTGGGTTCAATTGGTATGGGATTTGGTATGGCTGGTATGGGTCCGTTTGCGGGGATACAGAATTTTGCAGGTACTATGGACAACCCCTTTAGTTGGATGAGATGAGGAGTTAAGTAATGGGATTTCAAATAGATCCGGTAACAGGTAAGCTAGTCAGAACTCCTTCTATTATGCCGGAAGGAACCCAAGTTACGCCTCCAGATGTCCCGTTAAGTTTGCAAAATGACATATTTTCCGAGGGCTTTCCTACGGCGGATGACGCATCGTTAACGGTAGACACTGGGCCAAAGCTAGTTGAGCCATTCCAAAATGTGAGCGCTTCGGTGACGCCCGCAAATAATAATGTGACGCCTTTAAATATGACAAATATTCAAGGCGAAGACCCTTTAGCGAGCAAGCCAGACACGTTACCTAACCCAAAATCGCGCACCGGAAATACATCATCTTTTGCGAGCTTGCTGAAGACGATGGGTGAGCTAGAAAACCCGATCCCGTTAGACCCGACGCAAAACCTGACAAAAAACCAACGTATGATTTTGGCGTTTGCCGCTCTTAAAGACGCCGGCATGGCGCTTCAGGGCGAAGAGGGAACGTCTTTCGCATCAACGCTAGAAGGGTTTAGAGAACGCCAAGATATGGAGCGTAAGCGTCAAGCGGCGTTAGCCCAGCGTAAAATAACAGAGCGCATACTTGGCGGCGGAGAGGACGGCGCCGCAGGCGGTGGAGTTGGAGGCTTAACCGATGAGATGCTAATTAACGCAGCGGCGGCTGGGCTTATTGAGCCTGCAGCGGTTAAAATTGAGCTTGAGCGGCGCAAGGAAAAGCAAAACGATTTGCTAGATTTAGCGGGTAAGTACGGCACAATTGACTTAATTGATGCGTTAGAGGCACATCCAAATTTAGGCCAAATACTTGGGGCGGAAGGCACAATAAGAGGCGTGATTGATAAAATAGCGCCTGCGTTCCAAGAGGACTACAGCGAGTTAATGCGTCGCGTTGAGCAACTGCAAGGCGGTGTGTTTAAAGAGGCGTTCCAATCGCTTCGCGGCGGAGGGCAGATCACTGAGAAAGAGGGCGAGAAGGCTTCTGCAGCGCTCGCACGATTGAGCACAGCGCAAGGCGAAAAGGCATTCCGGCAAGCGCTTGCTGAATATAAATTCTACATTAGGCAGGGTATTGCTCGCCTAAATGGCGAAGATATTCCGCTTGATAACTTCTATGTTCCCGAAGAAACGGTATCGCCAGAGGCGGAAGCAGGCGCGGGCGATGATGTTATCAGCGATGAAGATTTAGAGAACATTTTTGATTAAGGTAAGGCTATGGCGTCAGCATCAAAGATATACCAAAAGGCTCAAGAGGCATTTGATAAAATGCAAGATGCTTTGGCTAACAACGACGAATCTGAAGCCCAAAGT